TACTATTACTGCAAACACTGACACTTTGGCCAACACAGTAACTTGGTTCGAAGTACTCGATTCGAATGGTAATACTATTTTCGAAGGCGATGTAACCTCAGACGATGTCGGTACTGGTTCGATTCAGCTGTCATCTACAACTTTGGGTACTGGTGATACGGTCTCTGTAAGCTCGCTTACTTATACTGCACCAAACTAATTCATGATTTTGGGTAACGTCAGCTTTGACCGTTACCTCGTTATCGGCCAAAGTTTAGCTATGGGAAAAAAGACCGGCATGTCCGGTCTTTTTCATGCGTGTAAATAATGGCTGATATCTTATATGTAATTGACGGATATGTAGAAGCTGGCTATGTAAAAGCCACTCGCGATGTCAATTCAAATCTCGTAGTATCAAACTCCGCGGTATCTGGCACTAGCGAAAGAGAACTCGTTAGTGCTAACGGCAATCTCATTGCTGGTAACTCATCTACCACTTCCACACCTGAAAGAGAACTTCCCGGCACCGGTTCAGTAGTATGCACTGGAACTGCAGTTACTGGTACAGCTGAACGTGAAGTTACATCTAGCGGATCACTTACTACTTCGGTGTCTGTATCTGGTGTTGGTATAAGAAATATCACAGTCGAAGGATCAGGCTTACTCGTCTCAGGTCCATCAGTTACTGGTGATGCAACGCGAAAAGTTACTACATCTGCAGATCTTACAACTTTAGCTACAGTTTCTGGTATAGCTGAACGGATTATTACATCTGAATCTACTTCACTTGTTGTTGGTAATTCATCTGTTATTAGTTTGTCAGAGCGTGAAGTTACAGCTGACGTATCACTTACTACTTCGGCATCTGTATCTGGTGTAGGCGAACGTCAAGTTACAATCGAAGGATTTGGATTACTAGTATCTGGACCATCTGTTACTGGTGATGCAACTCGCAAAGTTACTACGTCAGCTGGATTAGTAACTACAGCATCCGTGAGTGGTATATCAGAACGAACCATTACATCTGAATCTACATCACTTGTCGACAGCAATTCTATTGTTTCTGGCATCGCAGAACGTAGTATTACAATTGAAGGATTCGGATTATTAGCAGCAGGTCAATCTGTTGTTGGAACATCAGAACGAGAGATTACTTCTACTCAAACTGATCTGACTACAAATGCTATTGTATCAGGTGTTGGTGAGCGGCAATTAACTGGATCTGGTTCTCTTACAACTGCAACACAAGTAAACGGCATTGCAGAAAGAGAAATTACAGTTGAATCGAGTGACCTCACTACTAGCGCAGCTGTTTCTGGTATTGCTGATCGTGAAGTTGTTTCTGTTGTTACAGATATTACTACATCAGCCACAGTTAATGGCATTAGTGAGAGAACTGCGACTGTAGAAGCATTCGGATTGCTCGTGTCCGATCCATCAGTTGTCGGTGATGGCACGCGTCGAATTACAACAGAAAGCTCTGATCTAACAACAACAAATAGCGTTGATGGTATCGGCGAAAGAGAAATCACTACGAAGTCTAGTGATCTTGTAACGACTACGTCGATAGTTGTAAGTCCGGATGTAGAAAGAGAAATTACATCAGAATTTACTAGCTTAACGACATCTGCTTCTGTTAATGGTGTAGCAGAAAGACAAGTAACTAGCAGCGGATCACTTACTACAGCTAACTTCGTATCTGGCATTGCAGAACGTGAGATTACAAGTGAAATTACAAATCTTGTAACTACTGATCCCAGTATCAATGGTATCGGTGAACGTTCAGTTACTATCGAAGGATTTGGATTACTCACCGCAGGTAATTCTGTAGTCGGTGATGGTATACGTACTGTCGTCGAAGGCGTGTCGAGTATTACCACAAATGCACAAGTAGATGGCATAGCTGAACGTGAAGTTGTATCCGAATCAACTGACACGGTATCAACTACATCAATTGTTAATGGTGTTGTCGAAAGAGAAATTACATCTGAAGTAACTAATCTCCCGCAAAATAATAGTGTGGTAGCTGGTATTGGTGAACGTGAGATTACATATGTAAGCGGTGCAGGTGATCTTATATCTGGTGATTCGGTTGTAGGTGATGGTACTAGAACTATTACGTCAGAATTTACCGATCTGACTACTACTGCAATTGTAGTTTCGATCGGTGAACGTACTGTTGTATCTGAATCTACAGATGTCATTGCAACTACATCTATTGTTCAAAGTCCGATACCAGTTGAACGTGAAATTACATCAGAATTTACAGATCTACCTCAATCTGTACCTGGTTTTGTCGCTGGTATTGCTGAAAGAGAAATTACCGATAAATTCACGGATCTTACAACTGATAACTCTTCGCTTGGTATTGCTGAACGCGAAATTGTTTCTGAGTATACTGATCTTGTAACATCTGCTACAGTTGCTGGTATTTCTGAGCGTGAAATTACATCAGAGTTTACAAGTCTCGTTACTAGTAATAATATCGACGGTATCGGCGAAAGAGAAATTACTAGCAGCGGTTCACTTATCACTGTTAATACTGCTGTATCAGGTATCGGTGAGCGTAGTGTTACAATTGAAGGCTTCGGCTTACTCGTATCTGGTGAATCTGTAGTCGGTGACGGTACACGAAGAATACCTGCAGAATTTACTGATCTTGTTACCGAAGCAAGTGTTAGTGGTGTTGCCGAACGCGAAATCACCTCAGAATCTACCGATGTAGTAGCTACTACTTCTATCGTTCAAAGCCCGATCCCAGTCGAACGTGAAATCACTAGTGAATTTACTAATCTACCACAAAATAACAGTGTAGTTGCTGGTATAGGTGAAAGAGAGATTGTTGTAATTGATGGCTTGAATCCATATGGTGATTCAGTATCAGGTGTTGGTGAACGTAGCGTAACAAAAGAAGCTGGTGTTGATGGAATTACAACTGCACAGATTGATGGTATTGGTGAACGTAGCGTAACAATAGTCGGATATGGTGTACTCACAGTCGGTAATGCAGTTGTAGGTACATCTGAAAGAGAAATCACTGACAAACACACAGATCTGCCGCAGAATAATAGTGCAGTTGCTGGCGTTTCTGAACGTTCGGTCACAGACAAACAAACAGATCTAACTACTAATAACTCTGCCGCAGGTATAGCAGAAAGAATTGTTACTTCTAAACAAACAGATCTAACAACACAAAGCTACATTAATGGTGTTGCTAAACGTGAGATTACTTCAACGTCAGCTAATTTGCCACAAAATAATAGTATTGTTGGTGGTGTAAGTGAAAGAGAAATCACCTTTGTTTCAGGTGCTGGTGATCTCGACGCTGGATCTTCTTCAGTTGGTAATGGTAAACGTACAGTTAAAGTAGTTTCTGGTATCTCTCCGACTGAAGCCACTGTCGGCGGTATCGGTCAAGCGTTTACCCTCGACGCAATTGCTGTGACAGTAAAAGTTAGAATGAAGGAAGAAAGAGACATTACGGCGACAGTAGAAGATACACAAACTATTCGTGTTAAAATAAAACCGGACGAGCATGGAACCGCAGGCAGGATCTATGCTAAAGTTGCATAAATAAAATCAAAAGGACGGAGAACGCTGATGGCAGTTCCAACAACAAGAGAAGAATTTACGGAGTTTTGCCTCCGATCTCTTGGTAAACCAGTAATAGAAATCAACGTAGATGATCAACAAGTAGATGATCGTATTGATCAAGCTCTGCGTTTTTACTGGGACTATCATTTCGATGGCACTGAAAAGATTTACTATAAGCATGAGATCGACGCAAACACCGTCTCTAATAAGTATATCGATTTGCCTGAAAATATTATTGGTGCCGTTAAGCTTTTTCCAATCGGTGATCCGAATACATCATCCGGAGATATCTTCAATATACGTTATCAGATCGCGCTGAACGATCTCTATACACTCACAAATGTGGCATTGATTGATTACTACATGACAATGGAACACCTCGCATTAGTGCAGGAGCTTCTTGTAGGCAAACCACAAATCAGATATAATCGACATCGAAATAGATTACATATTGATGAAACTGCGGGCGATTTAGAGGTCGGACAATACTTGCTTGTCGAAGCCTACGAACTCGTAGATCCTGCAACTTACACAGATGTATGGGCAGATAGATGGTTGCAATACTACACTTCGCAACTTATCAAACGACAATGGGGTACTAACCTCACCAAATTCGAAGGACTTCAATTACCTGGTGGTGTGACGTTTAACGGTAGACAAATCTACGACGAAGCGCAGGCAGAAATCACTAAACTAGAAGAAGAGATGATCAGTAACTATAGTCTGCCAGTAATGGATATGATTGGTTAGCACTAGCTAATTATACTGTAAAACTAGGAATTGTACATGGCCACAAACCCATACTTTGACAATTTTTATAACTCGCCTGAGCAGACTCTAATTGAGGATCTGATTATCGAGTCTATTAAAATGTATGGACACGATGTTTGGTTCTGTCCTCGTACAATCGTAGCACGTGACAATGTCTTTAATTCAGACGCGCTATCTCAGTACAATGATTCATATCAAATAGAAATGTATATTAAGAACGTCGAAGGTTTTGAAGGTGAAGGAGATTTTCTATCTCGATTTAATATTCAGATACGAGATCAAATCACATTTACAGTAGCCAACAAAAGATATAATGAGGTCATCGGTGATTACGAAGATTCACCACGACCGAAAGAAGGTGACATCATTTATTTCCCTCTGACTGAGAAAATATATCAAATCAAGTTTGCAGAACACGAAGCTCCTGTCTTCTATCAATTAGGAGCATTACAATGTTATGATCTGATATGCGAACAATTCGAATACAGTGGTGAAGATTTAAATACTGGTGTCGACGCTATTGATTCTCTCGAAACCAAATATACTCTTGTTGCAGATGCTGATGATGGTATAACGTATGATGAAAATAATAATGTAGTCATCGATGCAAATACAGGTCGACCATTAGGTGTTACTGACGAATGGCAACCAGATGATGTATTTAATGATGGCGGTACTTTTTATTCTGAATCTGATTTTATCGATTTTTCAGAAGCAGATCCATTTAGCGACGACGGACGATACTAATGTTTGGAAGAACTTTTTACCACGATACATTGAGAAAGTATGTCATACTTTTTGGCACACTGTTCAATGATATCTGGATTAATCGTCCTGATAATGCAGGTAATGTAAAGCAATCGCTGAAGGTACCACTATCATATGGTCCGAGAGAAAAGTTCCTAGCTCGTATTGAAGGTATCGATAGCAACAGAGATCCACAAGAAAATCCTTTCTCAATCGTACTACCGAGAATGGGTTTCGAGATAACAGGATTTAACTATGCACCTGAAAGAAAACTACCTACACGCAATAGTTTCGTGCAAACGGTTACTGATGACAATACTAAAAAGAAACATGTCTATAATCCGGTGCCGTATGACATTAATTTTTCACTATCTATTTTCGTAAAGAATACAACAGACGGTACTCGTATCATCGAACAGATTCTACCGTTTTTTACACCTGAGTGGACATCTACTATACAACTTGTCGACGATGCACCTATCGATATCAAGCTAGATATTCCAGTTGTATTAACCTCTGTGAGTCAAGATGATGTATACGAAGGATCGTTCGAAGAGAGACGAGCACTCATATGGCAATTAGATTTTACAATGAAGGGTGTATTCTTTGGTCCTGTATACAAGCAAGAAATTATTAACTTAGCTAATACACAATTGTATGATGCTACATTATATGATGATATTACTCTTGCGCCTGAGGGTACTGATCCCGTTCTTGATGTAGCTGCTCGATTGATTAGTCAACCTGGATTACTTGCTAATAATCAACCTACGGTTTATACAAGTTTAAATATAGAACAAGCTACAGCTGTTGCAACAATAACTGACGGAGCTGTAACTGCTATATCAATGACCAACGATGGTGTTGGTTATAGCGAAGCTACTGTAACAATTAGTGGAGGCGGTGGTGCTAATGCAACAGCTACTGCTATTATAGATACATCAGATTCGGTGTCACAAATCTTAGTCACAAATGGTGGTTCTGGATATACTAGTACGCCAACTGTAACTATTTCTGCACCTGATTTAGAATCTCTACCAGCAAATCAAATCGCAGCAAATTCTAATTATGGCGACGCGTTGACAGTCCAAGAACCATGGCCTGATCAGTGAAGGATAAGGATATGAAAACTAATAATGAACAACTCGATGACATTTTAGATGTCAAATCAACTACAATTATCGAAATCGATGATGACAAGCCATTGCCTACAACATATCGTCCTTCATTGCATGAGACAGACAAAGAAGTTGAAAATGATACCAAATATGTACGTCAAAATTTCTATGATCTGATTGAAAAAGGTCATAGTGCTATCGATGAACTACTCGCAGTAGCAGATCAGTCACAACATCCACGAGCGTATGAAGTACTCGCTACGATGATTAAGACAATGGGTGATATGAATAATGATCTGTTAGGTATGCATGAGAAAAAACAAAAACTCACCGGTGAGAAACCAGAAGAAAAGAAGGAAACAGTCAACAACAATCTTTTTGTGGGCTCTACAAGTGAGCTACTGAAGTTGATGAATAAAGATGGCGACTGATATACAAGATATTGAAGATTACCGTTCATATCTCGGTAATGTCAATCTCAAAAGAAAAGGTGTAACGATCGAATGGACCGAAGAGATGGTCCAAGAATTCGTGAAGTGTGCTAAGGATCCAATATATTTTGCTGAGAAGTATATTCAGATCGTGCACGTTGACCACGGACTGATACCGATCGAGTGCTATGACTATCAAAAAGAAATCATCGAAAAGACCACAAACAACCGACGAGTATGCGTGGTCACGAGCCGCCAAGCGG